GGCGAAGAGTTCGCTTCTATGCGAGCGATTATGAAGGAGTTGAAGTTCCTTGCTCGAGCGACTAATACTGCGATTATCGTATTACATCATACATCGGAGGCTGTGGAAGGCAAACCGTGCCAGCCAAGGTCGGCACTCCAAGGAAAGGTGGCTCAACTCCCTGCGCTTATCTGCACTCTCGGAGTTGTCGGAACTGCTATGGCAGTTGCGCCAGTCAAAAACAGGTATGGTCGAGCGGATGCTAACGCGAATCTCAACGCGTGGCTAGCGTTCAACCCTGAATTTATGTACATCGAAGACATACCAGAAAGCGCATAACAATGAACCGCAGTGAAGCATATGCAATTGCTGGAGAACTGCTAGACCTAGCACAGGATTTAGCAGGTCACGCTAGATTTAGAGACCCAGCAAACATAAAGAAAGATTTTTCTAAAGAAGAATTTTTATATGAATTAAAGATGTCTCACGATGTCTTTGTTAAGTCAACTGATAAGGCTTATGACTTGGTCAACAAGGTTGCTGCTTGGGCAGATGAGTACCCATTAGAGGAGAATGTATAATGGTAAAGAGAGCAAATAAAGGCAGGGATATGAGTGATGGTACTGGACTTGCATTAGTGCTAATAGTTGGTTGGTTGCTTATTGTAGCCATTGCCGTATCAGTGGGAGTGTCTAACAATGGATGATGACTATTTAGAGATACACGCAAAGGAAATGGCACAGTCTGAATACTTAAGACACGTAAACAAGTGCATTAAGAAGATTGAAGATGCCAAGCCACCAATCAAAGATGAATGGACAGAGGGATTCAGCACTGGTCTTGACTGGGCTATTCGCATACTAGAGAAGGATAAAAGTGCGTATTAAATCTTCATATGTAACAGCAGGTAGATTTATGTTTACCATTATGTTTACCCCTAAAAGATTTGCTGTAGGCTTTACAATCTCTCAATGGAATCTAGACTTAGAACTTGGCTTTATATCTTTAGCGGTTGATTGGTAATGGCTAACCCAAACGGACGCAAAGGCTCAGGCTGGGAAGTTGCCGTGCTCAAGTTCTTCAGAGGACTAGGGTTATGGATAGAGCGACTTACTAAGGCTGGGGCTAATGATGAAGGCGACCTTGTCACCATCATTGCAGGGCAGACCTACATTTTTGAACTTAAGAATGTAAAGAAGATGGACTTGCCTAAGTTCTGGGAAGAGGCACAGGTCGAGGCAAAGAACTACGCTAAGGCTAGAAACTTAAGCGAGATACCGTTGCACTATGTTATAGTGAAGCGACGCAATCACGGAGTGGATAAGGCTTGGGTCATACAAGACCTAGACCAGTGGGTAAAGGAGAAGACACTAGGTGCGAAGGAATGATAATGACCTCCCAAGCATCGCTGATGTCTTACGACACTACGGAGCGAGCCTGCGAAGTACGCACGGGCAAGTTAATTTACGTTGCCCATTTCACGGAGACACACACCAAAGTGGAACAGCAAACCTTGACAAGAACATCTTCATTTGCTTCGCTTGCGGAGTACAAGGAAACAGTTTACAAATAATATCTGGACAGGAGAACGTGAGTATCAATGAAGCAAAGCGCATCGCAGAAAGAATTACTGGGGAAGGCAGCGGAGAAGTACGCGGAAAGTATTCATCTGGCGGAAGATTACCTAAAGCAAAGAGGAATCCCGCTGGAAGTAGCACGGCTGGCGCGATTAGGCGTAGTCGCAGAGCCTGAGATTGGGCACGAACAATATGTCGGAAGGCTAAGCATTCCTTATGTCACTAAGACTGGCGTTGTTGACTTGCGTTTTCGCAGTCTTAATCCTGCTGTTGAGCCAAAGTATATGGGACTTACGGGGGCGGATACTAAGATGTATAACGTTCTCGATGTCGAACGTGCTGGTGATTTTATTGCTGTTTGTGAAGGAGAGTTGGATACTCTTACCCTCAGTTCTTGTGTGGGTATTCCTTGTGTCGGTGTACCTGGTGCTAACTCTTGGAAGAAACACTACACGAGATTACTGGCAGACTTTGAAAGGGTATATGTCTTTGCTGACGGAGACCAACCAGGGCGGGAGTTCGCCTCATCCTTGGCTAGAGAACTCCCAGTCACAGTCGTACAGTTTCCCGACGGAGAAGATGTCAACTCTTACTACACTAGTTACGGAGCGCAGGCAGTCCTTCACAAGGCGGGGTTCCTCGAGTGAGTGAAGAAGAACCCGAGAACTATTGCAAACATTGCGAGGTTCAGTTCGATAACGCCTTCGATTACATTGACCATATGTTCGAAGATGATGAGCAGTTCGACCCGTACCTTGTGTTGCCCAATGGGGTCAGATTAATGATAGGTTCTTTACTTAGATTTATATTTCAAAACGCTGACAAAACAGATGAAATCAGACAAATTTCTCAATCCACATATGTTACACTATTCGCTGCAGAGACAGACGAGTTCTCTCTCGAAGAGATTATTGAGGACGTTATTGTGGATAACGAGATGTTATTCTTTGATGATGCCTTAAGAAAACTTTTAGAGGGAGACAAGCCTGATGATAACAAAGATGGAGCGTGAGGAGATATGGCAGATTACAGAACACCTTCTTGGGATGGGATACAAAGTAACATCGACCACATTAGAGAACGGAATGCTGACGCTCACCCTATCTATTCCTCTACTTTCTACCAAGAAGTAGGACAAACCTTTGATGAACTTAAAGAACTTCTCACAAAGAAGCATATTGATTACGGTCCGAAGAATATATCTCAATCGCCAGGTGGACCTGTCAATGGACTGCGAGTACGTATGCACGACAAACTCGCAAGGATTAATAACCTCGTCGACACACAAGTGTCAGACCCACAATACGAATCACTCGAAGACTCCTTCAAAGATATGGCGAACTACGCAATCATAGGTCTTCTAGTCTTAAGAGGTAAGTGGGATAGAGAATGATAGTTAATCTAAGTAAGGACGAGGTTCGTGTCTGCACTATGCTGGCAGTCGAACGTTGGCTTACTAAGTTTGGTTCAGTTGATAGACCTAACTATGCCGAAGGCAAGAAGGCTGGGAAACTAGAGCCAGAGATTAACGCAAACATCAGGGCGAACGTGGCTGAGTGGGCGGTGGCTAAGCACTACCAACTCCAATGGTCTGTGCCCTGGTATCCAAATGAACTACATCCACAGCGCAAGAACTTGCCTGATGTGGGTACAAAGTTTGAGGTAAGAACTGTTAGGACTCAAGACTCAATCCCATTCTGGGATAAAGACATAGGCAAGACAATCGTAGGTGTCAAGGTGTTGGATGAAGAGTACTACTCACAGGTACAGATATACGGTCTGTTCGTAGCCTCTGACTTTATGCTTGACCAGTATTACAAGGCAGACATTGGTGGCTGGAGAGTCCCAATCCAAACAATAATAGGACAACAATGAACGAACAAGAACTCTTCGATTGGCTAAGGGCTAATCACTTCCCCGACCTCACCAGGTCAGAGTCCGAGTTCGATGGCTTTGATTGCCAGTCGGACGAGAAGAAACTATTTATAGAACTTAAGTCACGAAAGACCCACTATGAAGAGTTACTTATCGAGAAGTATAAGTATGATTTCCTTGTGACTGAGGCGGGTAAGTTATCCTATACGCCCTGCTACATAAACTCGACCCCACTTGGGGTCTATTTTTTTGACCTTGATAGTATACTTAAGTCTGAACTTGATATGAAGTGGCAGGACAAATGGCTTCCCACTACTACCGAGTTCGCTAACACAAGCAACCGTATTAAAAAGATAGGACTATTGAACGTGAGTTGGGGAACTAAACTCGTATGAATTGGGAGCGCATAGAGAAGTGGCAATACATTGTAGATAGCGTTGCCGTAGAATACTCACGCAAGTTTGAGATGGTTGAGATTGAAGACATAAGACAGAGTTTGTATGAGTGGTTTGCTGAGCACCCTAATAAGTTAGATGAGTGGGAAGCGAAGGGTGAGAAGGATGCGAAGAACTTAATCTATCGTAGCCTACGCAATCAAGCACTCGATTACTGCCAGCGTTGGAAGGCTAAGACTCTTGGCTATGACGTTGCTGACTTGTATTACTATGCACCCGAAGTTATCGAAGCCCTACTGCCTGCTGTCTTAAGAAGTGAATTTAATACAGCGCACAAGTTAAACCTCGGCAGAGTTGGACGACCCTCTGCACCTGCCGAAGGCGGGAACCTTATGACTATGATGGTTGAGATTGATTATGTCTATTGGAAGTTAGGTAAGGAAGACAGAAAGATTTTGTTTATGCGTCACGCTGAGGCTATGGACTTCAAGGAGATTGCTAACTACTTAAGTCTTGGAACTGATGATGCTGCTCGTATGAGATACAAGCGTAGCCTCAATAGATTGATTAGAAAACTTGGTGGCTTCAAGCCATTCATAGATAATGACTTAAGCGATAAGCAGAAGGATACCGAAGACAGCGTAGAAGAAACCTACATAGATAGCCAGCAATCCTACGGGGAGCAGGACAGGGGCGAACTCGATTAGTATCTTCTTCATCTGTTGTCCGTCTTGTAGAATCCTGAACCCTTGAACTGTATTCCAGGGGCAGACCACACTCGCTTCATAGTTCTAAAGCAGACCACGCAATCGGGGCCGACCTCGTAATGTATCTGTGTTTCTTGGTAAGACTTACACTCTTCACATCTATATTCGTATGTTGGCATTGTCCTAGTCTATCTCCGTCGGGGCGGTAGCGATAGCACCGCACTCTTTACATTCTTGTCTTAAGTCATACCAGCCAACGGCTCGAGTCTCCTCGTCCCACATAACTGTTATGTTCCACATCTTGCTACCGCATAGGCAGACAAGTATCGGCTCACCTCTTAAGTCTAACATCAGTAATGGTTGTTCCTGATATGAAACCTCATAGCCTTGCAAGGAGTTTCGTATCTGTTGCGTATGTATTTGTAGGCGTGAAGTATTTGTATGGCAGGGTCTTTACTTTTCTCTTTAAGTTTCTGACCGATACCAAATGCTGATGAGCCCTGTCTATTCTTGGCAAGGTGGTCATACCTCGCTTCTTTAGTGAAGATGTAGTCGATACATCTCCATTGCATACCGCGCCACCCGTAACCTGCCCAGGCATACCGCTTGGCAAGGGCTTTATTTGCTCGCTTCTCTGCCATTGTTGCCTGAGTTCTTTCTTCTTTTACGGGTTTGTCTTTTGGCGTTGGGGGAAACAAGGGTGGGGCTGACACTACAAGAACTGCACCAACCACCGCACTCACAATCGCTGTTCGCTTTTTCATTAGGCAATCCTAGCAACTTTCTTCCTAACCTGTGCAATCATATATCCCTCGGCTCGGAAAGATACCTTGCTAGATTTGTCGAGTATCTTCCTGCGCTCGTAGTTCATAAGCCCACCCCAGATAGAACCCTCGTGTAGGTTCTCCTCTTCAAGTCCTTGCTTAAGACATAACTCACGGACAGGACACTCGTTACATATCTCGACAGCCTCAATCATTCGCAAGATTTGTAGTCGCTTCTCATCGTCAATCTTAGAAGACTTATACCACCATAGTTCAGGGTCAGGGTGCTTGGCACACAAGCCCTGTTCGTGCCAATTAGGTGGCATACTAAAGGAATCTTGTAGCACTATTGCACCACCCTTAAGTTGCTCTGTAGTTCTATAACTGATTGTGCTTTGCCGTAGTCAATGTCCTCTGCGTGAAGAACTGAATACTCTTGGTGTTCATACAGCCACTCATCTTGTTGTTCATAACTTAAGTCGTTAAAGTTCTCAGGTAATTCGCCCTTTGTGGTCACATCTATAATGCGAACTCCTCTTAGTTCATATGTAACTCTAAACGTTTTCATCTTCTAGTTCCTTCTCTGCTAGGTCTGCGAGGTAGGTATCTACTGCTAACTCTGCTTGCTCTAACTTCTCAAGTTGTATCTCTGCGTCTGTGATTACATCGCTGATGTAGTCTTGGAATACTGACATAAGGTTTTCGGTATCCCAGATTTCAACTGCCACGTCCCACGTTCCAGCCTTTGTTTCTTTGAACTCTGAGCCTACCCAAAACGCCATAATCTCTTGGTCTAGGTCGTAGTTGCGGGCTAGAGTTGCGATTACATTTCTAACTTTCATTGTCTTCTCCTGTCTTGATTTCGATTTGTTCTAGGGCTAGGCCGATTGCTCCTCGCCAGTTCGATGCTACGCCCTCGGCTAGAGGTTTGTCAATATCCAACTCCTGTGCGCCGTCGTATATCTTGACTGTGCTTTTTGTCTTTGTGTATTCCACTATCACGAGGAATGCCGATTGCTTGCTAGTCATTTGTTTTTTCTCCTATAATTTGCCACTCTAAATCATTTAGTCTATTTTGTAAATCATTATTTAAGTCTCTTAAATCTTGATAAGATTTAATTGTTATCGTAATTTCGCTAGTCATTTCTTTGCTCCTGTCTTAAGTCGTTTGATTAGGTCATTAACTACGATTGAGAACCACCAGAATAGAACTGCGGCGGTGAATAAGATTAAAACATACAACACCATTTGCATTAGTGCATAAAGCCAATAGATTTGTGGCTCTGCTAATAGTTCTTTTAGAAACTCCATTTATTTCTCCTGTCTTAATACTTGATTTAATAGAACTAGAATGTTTGCTTTGGTGCTCATTGTTGTTTCGTATCTACCGTTCTTGAATAAATGGTATCCGTCTCCGCTATGCCTTGCTTCCCACACGTTGCCTTCTTTATCGGAACCACACGCTAGGTTGTAGCCCTTGTCTGTGTAACTTGCTATCATTTTTATTTCTCCTGTCTTAAGTAGTAACCGTGAATACACTCCGCCAATGGTGCTAGGCAATCGCCACACGTTCCCATTCTCGGGGCTTTCTTATTGTCTTTGCATATTGCCGCGTGAGGAACTATGGTGTTTGAGATACCGCCTCCACATAATCCACACCTGCTCACGATTCAACCTCTTCCACTTCCACAAACATTTCTTCGTTGCCCTCTAGCCCCACTAACTCGTGCCAATTCCACTTGTTAGGGTTGAGGTCTGTCTTTATGGTTAGCGTTACCTCATATGTTTTCATTATCTCCCGTCCTCCCCCGACATCTTGTCTGTTAGGTTGTCAATCCAAATGTTGCCACTACTCACCTGAGGATAAGCCTCGCAGGTGTGATAGATGATTGCCACGCCTGAGGCTAGTTCTTCTCCACACTCTAGGCATTTACGCATTGCTTCCGTCTCCTCGCTCGATTAGTTCTGCGTTTAATGTTGCGTTCTTGATTAGTCTTACGACTGGTTCATCTTTCAACATTTGTTCTGCTAAGTCAAGGGCTTGCTCCTCTGTGTCGGCTTCTACTTCGTAGCCGATATGTGCGGGTTCAATAAACACGTGATAGATTGCGCTCACTTTATTCTCCTGTCTTAAGCCATAACTTTGGTTGGTAGTGTGTGCCAGCGTTCATATAGAGAGAAGAAACTCCAGCAATATTCTCCCGAGAAACTATCTCTCTTGAA